AATGTCAAAGATGGGCTTGCCTGGTAGTAGTAATGAAACCCATCACCAGTTGCGACTGTGTAAGTCTCACCAAACTCTTCTAGGATTTCTCCACCATTTCTAAAATCTACATCAAAAACCACAAGCCCAGATGTGATGCAAGCAATGCCAATATTGGCTGTTGGATCTACATCAAACCAAAATTCGATTAGAGCTTCATCTGTGGTGGCGCCTAAATAGGCATTTTTAATCAGATCAAAGTGGGGATCTTTTTTCTTAGCTTTCAATGGCATAACTGACCAGCCTCTTTGAGCATACTCAATAGCTGCTTTCTTTGTACCTATCGTTGTTTTCATCTTGCTCCCTTGTGCCAGCTCATTCGGCTGGCTACAGGATTAGTGAACCACAGATCTCAGACTATTTGGGTTGATTTTGATAACGAAATGGTAACGATTCTGCATCATCCACAGCATTATCTATTGTGCGCCTAAGTGGGAAAACATCCCTAATTAGATCATCCATACAATTTGCCGTACACAGTAAATGAGCCATCTTTATTAATCGGAACAAGCATTGGGCTAACTCTGTTTCCATGGGTTTCTATAATCGCCACGCTCATCTGCCAATTAGCGGCTCCAGCCTTCAAATAAGAGGCTTTTGCCTTATCCATGACATTCCCTGCCTCTACGCCCCACAAAGTCCTGTATCGGGCTCCTAAGCCCTCTGTAAAGGCTGATATGCCTGCTCTGTGGGTATGTCCACAAACGACTGATTTACCAAATTTCTTGGCTAAGCCTAAAGCTGTAAGTCCAGCATTAGAATTCATTGATCCTTCATCACCATGGACTAAGACCCATCCATTGTGGAATTCAAATGGCTTCTTATGAAAGCGTATCCCCAGGTCTGAGAAACCCATAAAACGGGAGTAGTCAAGCTCTGGAAGTCCAATGAGGCTAGGAGCGCCTCTAACGAGAGTGTGGTATAGACGATCTGTATGGTTGGATCTTGTGATATCTGTGGTGCGCAAATCCCAGAGGATGTTTTGAGCCAGAGTTCGATCGGCATCTAATCGCCCTTCAAATTCTAGGTGTGTCCCTTTTGCCCATTTTGATTGAGATTGCATATCAAGCTCATCGCCTGTGTTTAGTACTAAATCAAACTTCTCTTTATTAACTAACTTGATTAGATTCTTGACAGCTCTTTCATGATGGAACGGAATTTGTAGATCGCTGATCACCAAATAACGATTCTTTTGTTTGCTAGTCATCTTCCTCATCTTCGTAATCGCCAAACCTTTCTGGTTCGACTGGAGATGGCAAGATCCAAGCTGGATAAGACTGTGGCTCCGTAATCATGAATAGAGCAATAGACTCAGTAAAGCCTGCTTTTCTTAGGGATTTATAGAATTCATGCAAGCCAATGCAATAAGCATCAAGCTCTGAGTAGCCTTGATCTTCTAATTGTCTGGTTGCTTTTCTCGCCATGAGATAATTGTTACCTCTCTAAGATACGAATGATTGTTTCAACACGCGCTTCCAATGTATTTATTTGATCGCGCATTGATGAGCCTGAATTGGGCTTAAGTTCGTTTAGGTAGTGCTTTACTAACCAGCGCACCGAGCCAATAAATGAACCAATAACGGTCGTGGCAGCAACAGCAAGAGCCGCCATGTCCTGCGCAGTCATTATCGTTTAGGTGTTGCATATCCAAATATGCCTGACAGTACTGACCAAAGGATGGCACGGTAATCAACATCAAAGTTAGTTGCAGACCATGCGGCTAAAAATGCTCCAGCTGCAAGGAATAGTGGATTCTTGATTTTCATGATTTGCCTCCTAGTAGTGGGATTTGAAAAAACGAGCGATCTTCATCGCCAGCCTTTGTGAAGCTGATGTGAATGTGCGAAATATGTGGGTTTGTGCCTCTGTATTTGACCCAGCGCCAGAGTGTTCTTTTGCTCGCAATTCGCTTATTAAAAATGACATATGCAATGCGCTTGCTTGACTTGGCGTTAATTCGTATCTGATCGGCAAGGTAATGAGCTGTGGCATTTTTCCCATCGAGAGAAGCATCGAGATCGAAAGCACGGATGTACCCTGTATGAGGGCAAGGGTTGTGATCGCTCTTTGAGGCTGCGTGCCTGGCATCTCCGATTGTTCCGTCACTACGGCGGTCTCTGTCAGGATAAGCATCATCTGCCTGTTCTCTAAATTGGATTACAGATTTACTTAGTCTAGGTTTCATTATCCGAGAATGGTTTTTAGTTCATCTTCGGTTAAACCGAGTCGAGCCAACAGCGCAGACTTTTCGGCCGCTTTTGCTTCTGCTTCTGCTTTTGCTTCTGCTTGCGCTGTTTGTTCTGCTTGCCATTGAGTAAATTCGGCATCGTTCATTTCGCGGTCTATCACTTGATCTGTTGATAAATCATGGATGCGAACCATTGGGCGTGTTGTTGTTTTAGGCATTATTTCACTCCGTAAAGTAGGACGGTTCCACCGTTCATGTTTGCACCTGCATAGTTAAAAACCAAAGATGTAATTGCTGTGTTTGACCTAAAATAACCACCAGCAGTAATTGGGCTTCTTGTGCTAGCACCTGTTTGATAACCGCCCTCAAAAGCATAAGATTTATGACGGGTTGATGATGTGTAATTGTTAATTTCTAATGACCAAATACTGTTTAGGCTTGTTCGGTCTGTGCTAGCACCACCACTTAAATAAACACCATAACCAATATTTGTGCTTGCTCCATTACTATTCACATAGGCTTGGTCACACAGATTGGTAACACCGTTTGGTCGAACCTCAAAAGCTTCATCATTTCCAGCACTTGTTGTTACTCCTTGAATAACTAAAAATAAAGAATTGTAAGTTTGTGGAATAGATGAAAGCGTAGTGGTTGTGCCTGATAATGAAGTCGTGCTAATCAAAGTCATGCCACCTGCCGAAATGTCTGCCCATGCTGGTACGCCACCTGAAATGCTTAAATACTGCCCATTGCTTCCAATGCCAAGACGGGTGTTTGTGTTAGCCGTTGATGAACGGTACTCAATATCTCCAAGGGTTGTAGATGGATTAAGCGCCTTTGTAGTGGTATCAATAGATGAACCAAGGGTACGGATAGCCGCTGCGCCATCTTTAACCAGATCTGTGTCATTAGGTGTTGTCCACCCATAATTGGTTGTTGTTGCCATTATTCTCCTTGATTAGGCTACTATTGTAGCGTTGTTCCAGTCTAAAGTAGTACTTATTGTGTTCCATGTTTCGGCTATTGGTACATTGTTCCACCTGAACGCTTGTAAGCTGAAAGCCACAGGCGAAACGATAATCGTTAGATCTAAGGCATTAAAGCGACTGCTCCAAGTCCAGCCCTCGATAAAGCCCTGGTAGCGACCGTCTGCAATGTTTGTTGGTAAATCCTCAATGTCCAGAGGTAAGCCCATGAATATGCCTAGAGCTTGATCGCGTGAAGCATCTGGGATATTAGGGTTAGCCATTGGAAAGGTTATTGCCTTAAATTGGTACTGAGGGAAAGCCCTAAGATCTAAATAGAATTCTGCCTGAGATTCTGCATCTGCCCCATTTTCTAAGGTGGTAGAAATGTTTTGGGCTTGTACACCATAAGTGGCAATAGATGTTGCATCTTCGGCTGTTTCTTGCTGATTATTTTTATAGGTAATCGTGACTTTGTTTCGGACATCGCCCAAGCGTTTTGATGTGGAAATACCAGCTGCATAAGCCCAACCGCCATCAACATAGGCGTAGCCATTAGCTGCAAGGTATTGCCCTCTGTGGGTTGAATCTGCATACCCGATCCGACCAGATGCATCTTCATAGATGTAGCCCAAGCCTGATCTAGCCAAGGTTGAAACAAGGCTATAAACATCTGTAGTACTGGCAGATCGAGCAGTAAGCTCATAGTCGCCTGGGCGATCAATCTCGCCTAATCCAGAATTCTCAGCATTTGCCCAAGTTGTAGTGGCTTCATAATTTGCCCACTCTAAAGCCGCTGGAACTTCATTCCATTGATTAAAAAGGATAGTAGATAGAATTTCATAGATTTGATCCCCATCAAAGTCTTTATCTAATACGCCCTCAGTTAGTGTTTTGGGAAGTTTAGATAAGGCTCCAAGGGCTGTAATGGTTATGTCTTGGGTGATGGCTGGTTCGCCAGTTCTAACCTTGACATCAATGTCCGAAATGTCTCCACCGAAAATGGGGATATAAGTGCCAGTAGAGTTTTTGACCTTAATTACTACCGAATCATTGACATCAAAGGTAATGGCTGACTGGTCAAGATTCTTAACCGTAAAGCGACTATATCCAGCAATAGGCTGTGAATAGATGTCTGAGCGCCCAGAGGTGACTGTTAAGTCAGCAATGACTAAATCAGTAATATCTCCTGCGCCATTGACCTCTACTGCCCATTCTGGAGTCCAAGCTGTCATACAAAGGCACCAGCGCCAAGAGTTCCACGATATGAAGATTGATTGAGTACATCAACGATTTGGCGAGCTGTGGATTCTGAATCGATCGCTCCATTGACTGTGATGTTGTTGTTGTAATTTACAGCTTGACCTGAGTAGCCACCGCCAGGAGAAGCTACAAATGGAGCAGCATTAAAGCCTGGCATTTCAAAACTAGACCTGGATGCATTGCTGCCACCGCCGCCAAATGTTAGGAAATCCTTAACCTTGTTTCCCCACTCGAAAAGGGTTTGAAAGGCTTTAATAAGCAATCCTACAGCTGTAACAACAGCGCCTATTGCAACACCCACTACCTCTAGAGCTACCCTGAAAGCGCCACCTAGGA